ACCCCATCCTACAAACTAGATGTAAACGGTGACATTAGAGCGCAAGACGATATGTATACTGACAAACTCATAGCGAGTCAGGGCATCAGGTCTAGTAGCAAAGCCGCTTTCAACACCATGCAGATGTACTACTACGACAGGCAAAGCATGGCTCAGACTGCGGTTTATCTTCGTGTGCCTGTTGGTGGCTCATCAAGTGCCAATCCGGGTTTTTATGCAATGCCTCATGCGGGTCAAGTTACGCAAGTTATGTATGGTTTCTATGGACAGACTCTCGCTACTAGCGGTACTGACACATGGACAATACATAAGATTGATACTGGTGGAAGTACGTCATCATGTAATATGGATATAAATTTCGCTAATCTTAACAGAATCGGTACTACAACCAATTACAATATATTAGTGGATGTAACAGTATTAAGTGATGCAAGTAATCTAAATTTCGCGGTAGGTGATATACTACAAATACAGAGGACTGATGGTAGCCCCATCGACATAGAACACGTTAATGCACAGTTATGGGTGACGTTTGACATATAGGTGATAACATGGATTGGGATGAATTAAGAGGAATAAGAGATACCGCATTGTTGGTAATGGACAAGTATCAATTGACGCTTGCGTATGCGGCATTAACACAAACGCAGAAGAATGAGTTAGCAACGTACAGGACGGCTCTGCTTACCCTCCCTCAAAACCACGATACGGCGGCAGAAGCATTGGCTAACTTTCCTACAAAGCCATCTTGGATGGCATAATACTTATATACACTATGCGGGTACTAGAGGTATGAGTGAAGAAATGAGTGAATTGGATATGATTAGGCAGGTCGCATCAGACAGGCTAATTTATCTGCGATTAATGGAGAAAGCCGTAAATGACATTGATAATGTTTTGGGCGGACTAAAGCGTGATATTCAAGAGGTATCGCAGCAAGTCGCTATGAGAAATCAAGACATGACTATGATACAAGAGGAAGAGGCAGATGAGTCAGCCGAAGAGTAGATTAGGCAAAATTGTCTATACCCCGCCTGAAAAATCATATACCAAGGTAAACATTGAAGAGACACCTCATGGCTACAAACTTTATCGGCCCGGTGATAGTAGGCACTTTACAGTAATACCATTGTCAGCCGTAAAACAAATAATATACGATAGGTGAAAAAAATGAGTGAAAATAATACAACAGTAGGAGATTGCATAGCAGATTGCGTAGAAGCGGCTTCGTCTAGTATCTTTGATGATATTGAGATGGTTATAGTAGCCGGTGGTGCGCTTCTAGGTCTAGCGGCTTGGGCTTTCAAGAAGTACAAAACAATGATGGCAGATGGTGAAATAACCCTTGATGAGTTATTAGATGCCGCTAAGGAAGGAAAAGACAAACTAGAAGAGGTAGAAGATGACATCGCAGTAATAGAAAAAGTCTACTCCGAGTACAAGGTCGCTGAATTGAAAGAGTTGCTAAAGGAAAAAGGATTAACCACTAGCGGCGTCAAGGCAGAGTTAATAGCCCGCCTTGAGGAAGCAGAATGAGTGGGCGCATGGCCGCTGCTTGGTTTAAATGGGTTGAGTCTAAACTATCAAGATTAGAAAACACCATTGAAAACCTTGAAGAATCACTCGCTTCATACAAGCGAACACAGAAGCGTATGCTTTACGCAATAACAATTATGGTGATACTAAATGGTTTCCTACTGCTCTTCAATTGATGTCGGCCAAAGATTGGGTCTAAACAGCGCACAGCGCACCGCTGCGGCCAGTAGGCTAACTTCTTCTATTCGTAGGGCTAGTATAGACATCGACCAAGAGTTTAGAGACTATGGTAGAAATGTACCCTCAAGAGAGACCGCTGAGACAACGCTAGACGGCGCGGTAGCGGCAGGGGCTACCACGATAACCTTAACGTCAGGAACGGGCTTTAGCAGCGCCGGAAACGGTAATATAGACGGTGATTCGTTTGCATGGACAGGTAAAAGTACCAACGACCTTACAGGAGTCACTGGGATTAGCGCAGACCATCTTGATAATGTTCCAGTACAAGAAGGAGAAATGGCGCACGTGCTTAGAGAAGTGTGTGGTGATTTGGCAGCCGCATACTACATGGAAGATGAGGGTACGTTCTTTAGTGGTGGCGACAGCATTAGAGGAAATATGCTAAGAGAAAGAGGGACTATGAATTTGCGTAGGTTGGCACATCTTGGCTCTGTGGACTAAGGTGATGTTATGACTACTAGAATCGTACAGATGGCAACAGGACAAACTACAATCACTGGTAATGATACTGAGTTTTCTCTTTCTTTTAACAAGGAAGAAGTTAATAAAGGAATACATGGTATAGCACAAACTGCTAATAAAAAGTCAAGAGAATTTATTAAAAAATGTTTAAAAAGAGCAGCAGATGATACTGATGCTAGAATATCTGGTGAAACAGTCAAAGAAAGACTAGGCGCTTCTATGTCACCCATGAGTCGAGGCAACCCTAGACGGGGTAGCGGAGGTTCTGCACCAGAATTAATTGGTCGTTCTTTGGGTTATGGCTTTAGATTTGCATTAAAAGATAGAATAGAGTATGTTGCAGGTTCTTACGACAGAGATGAAAATCTAGACCCGGCAACAAGAAAGTCAACACTTAGACAGCCACCATCTGGTATTAGGGCAAGCAGTATGACTAAAAGCGATATTTCTTTGACCCAAATATATGAAGAGACTCAAGGACCATTTGAGGTGACAGGCGTAATTAGTGACCCCTCTGGTTCGGGGGGCTTTGTTACAGATGGAGTTACCGGCGCAGATTGGAAGAAAAAACAAGAAAGAATGGGCAAGATTCTTTATGCTATGAAGGGTTACGGTGCCGGTATGAAAAGAAGAGGTAAACCCGCCCCTAAAATACAAAGGCGTGGATTTAGAGGTCTTCGTAGTATTGCTCACTTCCAACGAGAAGTAATTAATCAACTAAACAATAAGCAACAAGACTTGCAAAGAGAGATTGAGCAAATGAAAGAAAGTGAAGTAATGAAATCTGGACAAATGGGATTGGAGGATTTTTAATGGCAGTAGCAAGTAAGAATCAGTTTTTTAACGCTAGAATACGCGGAGAGGACCCCGCAGACCCGGCAGGACCAAATGTAAGCGACGCTTTTACAGGTAGCGGGGGTTCTGCTTCTGGTGGCGCGTGGGTCATTACTAACAGCACGTACAGTATAGGACATGCTACTAGCATGACTATGGTTGCAATGCTATCTTACAACACGGCTCCTGATTCCGGTGCAGTGCTAATGACCCTTGATAACGGAACCAAACTGGTGCAGGTCAAGAGCAAGGGAAATAATACACAGTTGGATTTGGTTGGCGCGACCACTGTGACTATCAATGATTTAGATTTAAATCTTTCTGAGGACAACTCAGTACCTTTGATGCTAAGACTTACAATGGATTCAGCCGGGAACGCCAAACTATACACGCATGAGATTCTGCGCGATACTGATGGTAACGACGCTTTTTATTCTGTGGCGGGCGCAAGCACAAGCAGTGCAACAGCGTCGTTTGGTAATACTAGCGGCTCAGTCAACTGGTTTTCTATATACTACAGCAAGTTTGGTGCGTTTAACCCAGAGGAACTAATGCTATCCGACTTTGCACAGGACACATTGGCTCGCATGGGTATATCAGTTATTGATACACTAAAAGAATCCAATAGACCTTATATCAAAAAGTTTGTATCTGATTCTTCTATGGTATATGGTTATGATTTGTCTTCGCAGATGATAAACAGGATACCTACGCCATCAATACATGTAATGTTTCAGAATATATCCTCGCCTTCTTTTGATGCTTTAGGAGGCTCGCAGATAGAACAACTATATACTATAGGCATCTTTGTGACAACAAAGGGAACTAACTACGAAGACTGTTATAGGCTCGGTCTAAATATTATGGGTGAGGTTTTTGATGAATTGTATGTAAACACAGGACTGCAAGGAACTACTGACAGTTTAGACAGTTACAATATGAATCTAGATACTAAATTAGATGATGATGAAACCGTGTGCGTACACGAATTAAATCTGACATATAGACGCAGAATAAAGATGACCAGAAGGTAATGTTTATACATCACACATCGGCTACGTCGGAGTAGAGGTATTTAATATGGCAAACGCAGAGTGGATTAATAGATACGTTTCATTAGAAAAAGAAGGGGCAAACGCATACGGTACAGCACCGTCAGGAACACAGACATATGGAGAAGTTGATGATGAATCATTTAAGCAGACTTTCGACCTTCTTGTAAGGTCCGATATGAGCAGACAGGTGGCATCAAAGGCCGTAACCAACACCAAGTATGGTGAGGGTTCCATTAACTTTGCCGTACAGCCTGACGATTTTATGGGCATGATTATGTCTTCTTTCCTACCTGTAACCGCCGAGAATACTTTCTATGACAGAGTGGATTTCGCCGCAATCAGCAACCAAAACGGAGCAAATTCAGTAAAGGCGGGTTACGGTTACACCGAAACCCAAAACACCGCTCTTGTTTCTTCTACAAAAATAGGATATTGGGAAGTTAGAAATGGTGGAGTAGGTTCTATAGACGGTAATATGAATCTTGCAAACTCAAATTTGGCCCAAGGGTCTAAGGTTCTTGACCTACATAGTGGTACAGAGGCAGGTACCTTCTCTACACAGGGCGGTCTTGCCATTGGAACTGGAAGTGCTGGAAACGGTAATCTAGGATATGGTATTCTAGGCTCACCTACTGCGAGTAACACTACTGCCGGAACATACTTTACTTATACATTTGTCGAAAACTATCAACTCAAGGGCGTTACTACTTACGGGTCAGATAGCACATTTACTACTGCCGCCGACATGGGTACAGTAGCAAACGATACAGTTTGTCTAGGATATGAAAACTTTGGCAATGGAGTAGAGCCGGGTAGAATATACGTTTACGTAACAGACCCACACGCAGGTACTAGCCCCGCAAGCCTTACTCTAACAGGAGAGGCAGCAGCAAGGGCTTCTGTGGGCGGTACTA